ATCTATAGTTGCTAATGGTGAAGCACGTTTTCGTGCTATGAATGCTATTGAGCAAGCTGGTGGTAAGATTAATCGTGCAGAAGTCAAGCGTCTTGCTGATATTGAATACAACAGCATGTTTGATAAAAACGGTTTAATCATGGATAAGGCTACACAATATGCTGCGGATGAAATTGCATTAAACCTAGACCTTGCTGTTGTTGATGGGTTGAATAAAGGCATTAATAAAATGCCATTTCTTGGGACTTTTATTAGATACCCTACTTCCGTAGGAAACATGATTAAACAAGCTGATGATGCGTTGCCGTATTCTATGTTCCAAAAGGACATTAATCAGCTAGCCTACACGTCAATGAGTACCTTTGCTGCTGACCTTGATCTTGTTGATGACTTGCTCAGTCAACGTGGTTATCAAATTAACAACATGAGTTCTATACAAAAGCTTAATACAATCGCTGACCTTAAAAACAGGGTACGTGGTAAGAAAGCTATTGCTGCTTTTGTAACAACAGCAGTTACTGGTGCTATTTTAGATGGTTCCTTGACTGGTGATGGTATTTATGATAAACAAGCTCAGCAGTCTAGGATTAAAAACAGCAACTGGAAAGCACGTACGTTTAAAGTTGGTGATCGACGGGTTGAGTACGAAGACATTATTGGACCTGGCATGGCTAACTGGGTTGCTACCTACGCCAACATCATGGATAACTTTGACTTGTTAGGTGAGGCTAAAGTCGAAAACTTGAGAAGTAAAATGATGTTTATCCTTGGTGCTGCTTTTACAGATAAGTCTGTATTAAGCACTCTTGGACCTATTACCGAAATGCTACAACAAAATAACTTTGCTGTAGACCGGTGGGCTGCTGGTGAACTTAATTCTTTAGGGCCTTTGGCAGGTGCACGTGGTACTGCAAGTAAAATTATTGATAGTGGTCTTCGTGAAGTTAATTATGATTTGATTGGTTTGATTCAAAACCGTAATACTGGTTTGATTTTTGATGAAGCCAACCGTGCTCCTTATACTTACAACCCTGTTACTGGTGCAGTACCTAATAAATATGGTTTAATTGAACGCATGTGGAATGCAGTAAGTCCCATTAAAGTGCATCCAGGGCAAACTAAAGAAGAACTATATCTTCAAGAAGTGGAGTATGATCAATCTAGTACGTTTGCTACACACAATGGAGTTGAACTTTTACGTAATGAACGCTCTGAAGGTTTAAGATTAATGGGTGAGCAAGGTTATTGGCGTGGACAAATTAAGCAAATTATGAATAGCACTAACGGTCAAAAAGCTGTAGCTGAGTTACGTGATGCAAGGGAGCGTGGTATTCCATCTGATTCTGCTGATTTAAAATACTGGAGAGGTATTCATATCCAACTATCACAAGCGCAGGCTGATGCAGAAAAATTAGCTTTTGAAGACTTTAATGGTCCTATGCAGCTTGCTATTTACCAACGTAAAGAAGAATTAGAACAAACTAGAAATTTATCAGAATACGGTATTATTGACCGTAAATAAATTCACCCAAATCCGTAATTAACAATCGTGACTAATTATGTCGTGTACTGACGTACAAACAATTCAACCTGGAGACGGGAGTAAAGTAAATTTTTCTTTTGACTTCCCGTATATTTTTAAATCTGAAATTCACGTTTATTTTTGGAACGTTACAACTAAAGAATGGGACGAAAAGCTCACGACTGATGCCACCCACCCTTGGCGAGTTACCGACGCTAACCCTACTATTGTAGAGTTTACATCAACTGCTCCACCAGCACCTACTGCGCCAACTGATCCTGGTGAGCCTACGGTTGACAACGTACGAATCCGTCGTATTACTAATATTGACGACATTCGTGCTTTGTTCAACCCTGGCTCTGCCATTCGTTCTGATGACCTGAACAGGAACTTTGAACAGCTTCGTTATGCTATTCAAGAAGCTAACTGTGTTGGTATTCCTGATGATGTTGACGAGTATCTCAAAACTTATTATTGGAACAAGTTTGACGATGTAATCTATTCTGCAGATGCTTGGCCGACTGATGGTACTGCAGATCAAAGAATTGCAACCGTTGCTGCAATGGATGCACGCTTCCAAGACGAAGCAACTGAAACTGTTGAAAGCGGTGAAGCGTGGGTCAGCGATGACGATCATATTGCAACAACTGCAGCAATTGATGCACGGTTCTTTGAAGATGAAACTGAAACTATTAAGTCTGATGAAGCTTGGACTAATAGTGATGACCTGATTGCTACTACTTCTGCTATTGATGCCCGTATTGATGCAGCCATTACTGGAGATATTGCTTCTGATGGTAGTGGTATTACTGTTACCGATGATGGTGATGGCACTATCACGCTTAGCATTGAAGACGGTGATCTTGGTCTAGAAAAAATTGACCCAGCAGATATTATTATTAGGGATGAGCAAGATGCTGCTGAAGCACCTGCTGATTCCAAAGTATTTACTTCTCTTGCTGCAGCACGTCGTTTTGACACTCTTGTTCAAACTGATGACCCTGGTACAGCTATTGCATGGGAAACTGGTAAGGGTTGGCTTCAAAACGATGCTGATCTAACTTTGTCTATTTGGACTGGTTCAGGTTGGACTCCAGTTGCATCTGGTGGTTCATTTACTAGCCAAACCAAAGTTGTCTATGTTGATGCTGAAAACGGTAACGACGCTAAAGACGGTCACCGTATTAGTACTCCAAAAGATACTATTAAATCAGCTGTCAATCAAATCAACACTGATTTGTTCACTACTATTACCAATGGTGGTGCTAGTTATGTTGATGGCACTTATACCAATGTTACGTTGACTGGTGGTAGTGGCACTGGACTTCAGGCAGACCTTGTTGTTGCTGGTGGTGTTGTTACTACAGTAACTCTTAAAAACAACCGCACCCTTGCAAACGTGTGGGATTACCAAGCTGGTGATGTATTGTCTGCTAATAATGCAGACCTTGGTGGAACTGGTGCAGGACTTCAAATTACTCTATCTACTAGCGATGGTAGTGTTGTTATAGTTGCTGCTGGTGTGTACCAAGAAGTTGCACCTATTCAAATCCGTCGTAAAAACGTCTCTATTGTTGGTCAAGCACTCCGTAGCTGTATTGTACACCCAACTCAAGCAACTGAAACCAATACGTTGTTTGAATTGAACAGCGGTTCTTATGTGGCTGAACTAACACTGACTGGTGTTAAAGCTAGCGGTGCACGTGGTGCTGCAGGTTCACTATACACTGACGCTACTCACGGTCTACCTCCTACTCAAGGTTGGAACTTTGCATTCCTTAGTGGTGCAACAATTACCAAGTCACCTTATATTCAGAATTGTACTAACTTCTCTGATTCTGGTATTGATAATAACGACCTTAACATTAACAACCCTGCTGGTGGTTTTGCAGGAGATACTACTTCTACAGTAACTGGCGGTGGTATGTTGATTGACGGCTCAACCGTTGCAGCTGACTCTCCACTACGTTCAATAGTTGCTGATAGCTACACCCACGTTGGACTTAATGGTCCTGGTATCTTTGTTACCAACAATGGTTACGCACAGATTACCAGTAGCTATGCATTTTTTAACCACTTCCACATTGCTTGTTTAAATGGTGGTCAAGCTAACCTTGCTGCATCTACCACTGATTTTGGTACGTTCTCTTTGATTGCTGACGGTCAATCACCTAATGCAATTTTTACGTCTAATGTTGATGGTGCTGTTGTACGAAATGTAGATAACGACCCACCAATTATTTCCTTTAACATTAACGAACCTACTGCTGGTACTAATTTGTACGGCAATAATGAAGCTTGGTTTGGTAGTACTACTCGTCCACAAGACAACATGCTTGTCTCTGTCAACGGTGTCACCTACCCTGTGTTGAGTGCGGTTTCTAATATTGACAGTGAAGGAGGTAATGGTTGGACTGTAACAATCAGTCGTCCTGATCCTAACGATACTGCAGTTAACATTGGTTTGGCAACTGACCTTGCAGATGATGCTGCTGTGTCGTTCTTCTTGCGTTCTATGATCGCTTCTAGCGGTCACACCATGGAGTACGTTGGTAGTGGTACTGACTACGACGCATTGCCTGAAAATGGTGGTGTACCTATTGAAAACAACCAAGTTGTTGAACTTAATGACGGTAAGGTGTGGTCTGCTATTACTGACCATCGCGGTACGTTTAAGCTTGGTGATTTCTTTACTGTTAATCAATCTACTGGTACGCTTAGCGTTAATAGCGGTTCATTCCAAGTAAACCTTGA